TTATAAAACATAGGATGTGGGATATGGTAATTATGCTTTCATTTCTTGTTACTATTGGAATAAGTAAACTATTTTCTTATTATGGAACCTGATCCTTATATTCAATTTTTAGAGAATTGGATACCAGGAATAGGTGAAGATACTAAACTCCACGATCAACTTCATATACATTTTGGTCTTGGATTTAGTATTAATGATGAAGCCAAACTTCTTGGTTTTCAATTAGGACATCACCCCGCTGGAAATTTCTTTCACGTTGTGGTATTCTGTATTATGAGCATTACGATTTATCCAAAAGATTATCGTAATGGTTTGAAAGATCTCCAGGATTTTTATAAAGCATATTTGCTTGGGAAATACTGGCAATCTGTATCCTATTGGTTTATTCCTAAAACAATATTATGAGTGATTTTTTGTGGGTAACAAAGTATGCCCCTAAAACAATTGAAGAGTGTATCCTCCCTGAATCAACTAAGAAGACTTTCCAAGACTTCCTAGATAAAGGAGAAATTCCTAATATGCTTCTTGCTGGTCCGCCAGGTATTGGTAAGACCACAGTAGCAAAGGCACTGTGTAATGAACTTGGAGCAGACGTTTATGTCATCAATGGATCCGATGAAGGGCGGTTCTTGGATACTGTCCGAAACAATGCGAAGAACTTCGCTTCGACCGTCTCGCTTACAGCAACTGCTAAACACAAAGTCATCATCATTGACGAAGCAGATAACACGTCCAATGACGTTCAACTCCTCCTACGGGCGTTTATTGAGGAGTTTGCTGGTAACTGTAGGTTCATCTTCACCTGCAACTACAAAAACAAAATCCTTGAACCTCTCCACTCCCGCTGCGCCGTCGTCGAGTTTGGAATCAAAGGAAAAGATCGACAAACCATTGCCGCACAGTTCTTCAAGCGTCTCCAAGAAATCTTGGGTGCAGAAGGTATTGAATATGATAACAAGGTCCTGGTAGAACTTGTTAACAAACATTTTCCTGATTGGCGTCGTGTTCTTAATGAGATTCAGCGTTACTCCGTAAGTGGAAAAATTGATTCTGGCATTCTTGCCACGTTCTCTGATGTTGCTGTAAATGAACTTGTTAAAAACCTTAAGGAGAAGAATTTCGCTGAAGTACGTAAGTGGATCGTATCTAATCTGGACAATGATACTACTGTACTTCTTAGGCGTATTTACGATGCTTGTTATGCATCCCTTACAAACGCTACTATTCCTGCTGCTGTGCTCATTATTGCTAAGTATCAGTATCAGGCTGCCTTCGTTGCGGATCAAGAAATAAATATGCTTGCTTGTCTGACTGAAATTATGGTTGAATGTGAGTTCAAATGACAAACGATTGGCGGTACAGTGAAGATCGGATGCAACTCCGACAAGAGACGTTTCTGAAACTTAAGAAACATTTTAATATAAATGAAGTTCAACTTTTGTATGAGTTTTGTCATCTCTGGGTTAGTCAAGGAAATAACTCTACAGAAAATGTTGAAACAGAGTATCAAAATTTTGTAAAACTCAACGAACGATAAAATGATTGATGTAAAACTGATTCGTATTATTACTGGTGAAGAAATCGTTGCAGAGGTTCTCTCTGAAACTGATGATACTATCACCGTTCAAAATGGTCTTGTTGTACTTCCTACAGCACAGAGCGTTGGATTTGCTCCTTGGGCAACTGTAATTAGTAAAGAAAATCCAGAAATCACTGTTCGAAAAACACACATTGTATATGTGGCGGAAGTTCAAGAGGACGTTGCTAAAAAGTATAATGAAATGTTTGGGAGCAAGTTAGTTATGCCAGAAAGTAAAAAACTCATTGTATGATTATGAAACAAAAAATACGGGCACAAGTAAAGTCTAGATTTTATTACATCTTCTGGGGTATTGCTACTATTGCTGTTGTTGCAGGTCAGTTGTATGTTGGAACTGGATATCGCCTTCTGCATAAAGGGATGGAAGAACTTCTTTACAAAGTAGATGGAGTTCTTCTTCATAAAGATGGTACTCCTTATGGGGATATGCTATGAGTCTTCTCAAAATTGATAAAACTAAACTGGTGGAACCAAAAGTTAAAACAACACCAGAACTTGTTAATGAAGCCAATAGAGCATTGTTTCGTGCTAAAATGACTCTACCTGCCGCCGCAAAGCATTGTGGTATGACCCACAAGGAAATGAAGATGACCTTCTGGGAATTTTTGAAGTATCATCCTAAAGATTATGAAGTCCCTGAAAACGCCCTTGAGGTACCCTGGCGGTAAATCCCGCGCTTGTACCAAACTTGATCAATACATTCCTAATCTTGACGGATATAAGGAATATCGCGAACCATTTCTTGGTGGTGGTAGCGTAGCAATTCATATCACCAAGAAGTATCCACACTTGGATATCTGGGTTAACGATCTGTATGAACCTCTCTATAACTTCTGGTGTGAACTGAGAGACAATGGTCGGACATTGCGAGACCGACTTGTTCAGTTGAAGTATCGTCATCCTGAACCAGTATCCGCAAAGATTTTATTTCTTGATGCAAAGGAGAAGGTAAACGATGAATTGGTATCAAATACGGATCGTGCTGTCGCTTTTTATATTATCAACAAGTGCTCTTTTTCTGGTCTCACTGAGTCCTCCTCCTTCTCAAAACAAGCATCAGAAAATAATTTCTCTATGCGAGGAATTGATAAACTACTCGGATATTCAGAAATAATCAAAGATTGGAAGATTACCAATGTTCGCTACCAGCAGCTTCTCACCGACGAGAGAAACATTTTCACATACCTTGATCCCCCCTACGAAATTGGATCTAACCTTTATGGAAGGAAAGGTAGTATGCACAAATCATTCGACCACGATACTTTTGCTACCATTTGTGATCGGTTTGTTGGTCCTCAACTCATATCTTATAATTCGTCTCAACTCATTCGTGAGAGGTTCAAAGAATACCAAACAGGAGAGTTCGACCTGACTTATACTATGCGCTCCGTTGGAGAGTATATGAGAGAACAAAAAGAACGCAAAGAACTTTTACTTTTTAATTATGGAATTGAAGGATTGGTTGAACAGCATCAATCAGACTAAAGAAAATCTGATTGACGAAGATCCGTCACTTGAAAAAGAATTTCCTCCTTATATCGTTAATCGTTGTTTCTCGGGACATCTTGATGCGATTATGTTCGCAAATGAGATGAATCAGTATCATTTTCTCCCAAAGAAACTTCAATATGATTTTTATCTAAATAGTCTGAGGAAAAAGAAGAGATTTTCTCCCTGGCTCCGACAAGATAAAATCAAAGATCTTGATTATGTCAAACGTTATTATGGTTATAGTAATGAGAAGGCAAAGCAAGCTTTGAAGATTCTTACAGAAGAACAACTTAACGTTATTAAAGCTAAATTTGATACTGGAGGAAAAAGATGAGCGTGGTTCAAGAACCCGAAGTGAAGTGGACACCCGAACAAATGGTAGAAGTGGTTCTTAATGAACCAGATGACTTTTTGAAGGTCCGTGAAACTTTGACTCGCATCGGAGTGGCATCAAGGAAAGAGAAGAAAATCTATCAATCCTGCCACATTTTACACAAACAAGGTAGATACTATCTTGTTCATTTTAAAGAATTATTTGCGTTAGATGGAAAACACGCAAATCTCACTGTCAACGATGTCCAGCGTCGTAATCGTATTGCTCAATTGCTTGCTGATTGGGGTCTTATTGGTATTGTAGATGTCACTAAGATTCAAGATATCGCTCCGCTTAATCAGATTAAAGTACTTGCTTATAAAGACAAGCAAGACTGGATTCTTGAAACTAAGTACAATATTGGGGCGAAGAAGAAAAAAGTGGAAGTAACCGAATAAAGATAAATAAAGGAAGGCAAAGACCTTCCTTTTTTAATGAGTAGGATATTACGACACGTTGGTAGAGACGACTTTAAGAAAACTCGCCAAAGACAGATTGGTGAGCAGAAAGAACGTGCCGCCCAAAAATTAAAAGAGTGGCAGGAAGCAGAAGCAGAAAGAAAACAAATAGAAGAAGCAGCAAGACCTTATAAGTCTAACTTGAGAAGAGAAAATCTCAGAGAGTTTGGTGAGTGGGCACCTATTGAGACTTCTGGACCTGCTAACAGCACTTCTACAACATTTGGATATTTTTCTGGTGGTTCTCCTGTAATCAATGGTGATACTGGGCAGCAGGTAACATTTACATATTCTGGTCTTAATGGTGTTGAAAATTATCCAACCACTGTAACTGTTGATCAGGGTGCTGGTGATATTGCACAAGTAGATCCTCCACCATTCAGTCAGATTGGTGTTCAGGGATATACTGCAAAGTTAAATCCAAGATATGCAGAAGCGCAGAAAAAATATCAGGAGGAGATGAAAGTATGGGAAATAAAAAAAGAACAGCAGCAAAAGGATATTGAAGCAACTTTAAAATCTTTTGGAACTTCTTATAGAGAT